GAATGTGTCATCTGAACTTTTTAAATGTAAAAGGTTATCAGGGTCTGTTTCACCTATACCCACACGCCCAGCAGAAGTAATACGCATCCTTTCTGTTGAGCCATCTGCATCAACAAATGCCAAACCATCTGCACCATTTAGCGTGTCAATATAAAAACGCCCTGTGCCTGCTTCAAAAAACCCAATTCTGCTATTTCCAGATGAAGCGTTAATTGCTAATTGTGTAGCTGTTCCTGAAACTGCAAGTTTTCCATAAGCAGAAGGACTTGTAGTTCCTATACCAACATTGCCTGAAGAATCAATACGCATTGCTTCTGATGCATTAGTAGTAAATCGCATTGAATTATCATTATGGTCATATCTAAGTATACCTGCATCAGCATCACCTTCATCACCAAAATTTATTTGTCCTGCATTAGTAGTTCCTGAAGATATGATATTCATACCTGAGTTTCCGTTATTTGAAATAGTAAATGGGAATGAACTACTTAGCGTTGGGATAGTTGCAGAACCACCAACGAGATGAAGAACAGAAGAAGGACTTGCAGTTCCTATACCAACCCCACCTTCACTATCTAAAACTAATTGATTTGCATTTGCAGTGCCACCATTTAAACCTCTAAGTTGTAAATCAACATCATTTGAACCATTTGAAACAGCAGTTACAAAACCTGTAGAACTACTTGCATGAATCATTACTCCTTGTGCTGCACCATAAGCATTTGTGCCTGTTGCATGATTTCCTGTAAATACCCCTGCACCAGACACATCTAATTTTTCTTTTGCACTTGTAGTTCCAATTCCAACTAATCCTGAACTATCAATTCGCATTCTTTCTGTTGATGCTGTTGCTAATGCTAAAGTATTATCTGCTACTCTAAAAACTGATGCATCACCTGTAGGTACTGAAATATTAGACCTTCCAATAAAAGCATCTGCTGTTATATTACCTGCAACATCAAGTTTTTGTCCCGGACTTGCAGTTCCTATACCAACTCTTGAATTACTATCTACTACTAAAGTATTAGCAGCAGCTCCTGTTTCTACTACAACAGAATTTGTACTAGCAACTACATCAAAAATAGAGAAACTACCATCATCATTAGCACCTATATTCCAACCACTATTATCTTTTGGTTTAAACAACATTCTAGCGTTACCATCTGTATGAGTAGCTTCTAATTGAGCTAGAACATTTTGACCTGCTTCTACCTGAAAAGGTACATCAGGACTTGTAGTACCAATACCAACACGTCCATCTGATTTAATTACAACATGACTTGATGTATTTCCAGCACCTAGTTGTAAGTCACCTGATGATTCTCTATTGTAAACAAAAGCTGTATCACCAGATTTTGAAATATGTAAAGCATCACTTGCTGTACTACCATTATCAGCATCTGTAACATATATAATACCACCACCTGACGCACCTGCTGCTCCTTCAACATGAAGGTTGCCTTGTGGACTTGCAGTTCCTATACCAACATTTTCAGAACTATCAATAGTTATAGCCAAAGCATCTGCATTATCATCAATACCTGTTGACCTAAAGCTAGTAAGCGTTCCTACACTTGTTATATTAGTTTGTGCTGCTGTTGATAAAGTTCCTGCTAATGTAGTTGCTGTAAGTGTACCTGTAACGTCTACACCTGTTGAGGTTGTGGCTAGTTTTTCTGCTGGAGTAGTTCCGTGAAATAACTTTACATCAACATTATCATTTATCTGCAATAATGTATTACCAAACTTATCTCCTACATTAATAGTTCCTCCACCCACTACTTGAATATTTAAATTTGATGTATCTGCAACAATATGATTATCTGTACCATCATGATAAATCTGTAAATCTGAACCAGCTCCAAAAATAGCTTTAGCATTGTCAGCAAAGGTTGCATTACCTGCGTGAGCTGTTGTAGATGCAAAGTCTACAGCACCATCAATGTCCACAACATCAAGATTTGTTGTGCCATCTACGTCTATATCGCCTGAGATGTCTAGACTTGCAAAAACTGAAGTACCTGTTGCAGTTACTGTGCTATTAAATGTAGCAGCACCTGCATCTGACATATCAAGGGTAAGGGCAGTTATACCTGAACCACCATCTACACCATTAAATTTTATATCTGCATCAGATTGTGCAGATTTTAAAATAAATGTATTACTACCATCATCCATGACAATAGTACCAACTTCTGTAGAACCATCTCTAAATCTAATATCACCACCATCAGCATTTAAAATAATATCTCCACCTACATCAAAATCTAAATCACCAGCATCAGAAATAGTAGAACCATTAATTGTTATATCATCTACTGTAAGTGTTGTAAGCGTACCAAGGCTTGTAACTGTTGGTTGTGCTGCAGCTAAAACTAAATCTATTGTTCCATCACTATCTTCATAAGTAACTGCTAATCCTGTCTCAGTATTACTTGAGAACATAGCACCTACTGTATCTTGTACTACTTCTGTTAAATCTATATTAGCTGTACCATCAAAAGATACACCATGTATTGTTCTAGCTGTTTCTAAAGCTGTTGCTGTTGCTTCTGTTTCAGTATTAGAAGTTACCATAGCTCCTACAGTATCACTAATTGTTTCTGCTAGGGTTGTACCATTTACTGTAATAGCATCAGCTTCTAGTGTACCATCAACATCTACATCACCACTAATATCTAATGTAGCTGCTGCAAGTTGACCACTAATAGTAATGTTTCTACCACCAGTAATGTCTTTGTTTGAGTCTGTTATAATAGCTTTACTTGCTATTACTGTTCCATTTGTTATACCATCTATAAGATTTATATCGGTTGCACTAGCTGTAACACCGTCTAATTTATTTAATTCTGTTGTAGTTGCTGTAACTCCATCAAGAATATTAAGGTCTGATGTACTAGCTGTTACTCCATCTAAAATATTTAGTTCAGCAGCAGTTGAAGTAATTGCTGTGCCATTAAAGTTAATACCATCTAAGTATGCAATACCATCAACATATAAGTCTTTCCATTCCTGTGAAGAACTACCTAGGTCATAAGTATTATCATCATCTGGAATAATATTTGAATCTACGTCAGCTCCAAAGACTACATTGTCAGTAGCTGCATCACCCATAGTAATTGTACCACCATTGAATGTTGTAGTACCTGTTACTGTTAAATTACCACCTATACCTAAGTTACCAGATATATCAGCATCACCATTTATATCTACAGTTGTTGCTGCTATTTGTATTTCTGTATCAGCTACTAAGTCTAATTGTCCATCAGTACTAGAATTGATGTATATAGCTGTATCTCTAAATTGTATTTTTTCTGTTGTTGCAATTAATAAGTCATCAGAGAACTCAAAGTAATCTTCATCTTCTTTCCATGTCAATACTCCATCATTAGATGTAGCATTAAAGGTAATAGCAATATCACTTTGAGCATTTGTACCAAAAGTTAAAGTATTACTAAATAATGTAGATATAGGACCACCATCACCAGTTGTACTACCATCATGGGTATGTCCTGAACTTACGTTAAAAGCATTTACTAATTGGTTATATTCATTATTAAAAAGTGCAGCAGTAATGGTATCGCCATCACTAAATGAACTTTGTCTAGTATATCCTGCCATTTTTTATATCTCCTATTGTCTACCTGAAGGTCTATATGTTACATATAGTCCGTTAATTGCATATGGTGCATTTGTATCTGCACTAAAAATTTTAAAAAAGTTACTGTGTCCACTACCTGTTAAACCTTGTCTTAATAAAGGCTGTTCAGATGCTCCAAATTTTTGTGTATTAAATACAGCTACACCAAAAATAGCTGGTTCTGGTATCTCTGTTAAAACTATGTCAGCAGGTTGTGGGGTATCTAAACTGTCATAGTCAAATCTAACTCTAAGTGTTGGCTGTGCATCACCTTCTGGAGTAAAGGCAATCTTTGCATAATCTAAAGTTTTTAATGTACCCAAATCTCCATAATCAAAATCTGGTGATTGATACTCTGCTTCTACATTTGTAGATGTTCCTGCTGGATTAAAAGCATTACCAGTATCGTGATTGTAAATATGTCCATCTCTATCACCATGATAAAATTTTTCTACTCCACTACTATCAAATCCTGATGTAATAGCTGGAGCTTGTATGCCTAATGTTTCTGACCATTCAAAACCATTAGGTCTTAATGTTCCTATAATTCCTTTTGATGTTGCTGCAGTATCTGTTGCTGTACTGTAAAACATTCTGTATTGTGATTTATCTCTAATAACAACACTACTAAATTGTAATGTACTCTTAGCTGCTACAATATCATTTATAATTGGTTGTATAGCTTGACTTATAGTTCCTAACTCAACGTCACCAATTCTTGCTGTACCTGCAACTGTTCTAAAACCATCTGGTGCTAAAAATACTAAGTCACCAGCAATCTCTTGAATAGTTTGTCCATCAACACAACCTACGTTTTTAGTAACTGGTACGACTGCAATAGTGCTAGAATTATTTATATTTTGCAACTTAAATATTGAGTTTTGACAAAATATAAATAGTTCGTTACGGAAACTTTTTAGTCCAACTACTTTATCTTCTAATGTTATACTACCTGAACCTGTACCACTAAAGCTATCTATATCACCAGTAGCACTATAATATATAGTATTAGGTGTACTAGGGTCTCCAGATACAACTAAGTGATTATCATGGATAGTACAAAACTTTGCTGTTTTAGAGCCACTAATTGTTATTTGACTAACAAAAAATGTTCTTGAACTTAATACTGCAGATGTACCTGTCATTTTAAATAAAAAAGGTTTATTATTACCACTCTTATCTGTTATAACTAATTCACCATAATCTGAAGTACCTTCAAATAATGCAAACTCACATTGGTCTATATTAGTTAATGATAACTCACTACGACCTGAAAAGGTACTAAAATTATCACCAGCAGCATCTACACTAGCTTTATTTATTTGTAAATAGCTTGTACCGTCTTGACTAAAAAATATATCATTACCTGCTACAGCTACTGCACCATCTGCATAAACTGCTAAACCTTCTATGTCTTCTGCAGTATTAGGTCTAACAGCACTACCACCACCAAAAACAGTATAACCATTTATTCTTCTGTAACCACCTTCAATAGATACCTCAAAGTTTCTTAACTTTGTTGCAACTCCGGGAGTTCTTAATAATGCTAACGAGTTAGTAGATTTATTAAGACCACCTTGTAGTGGTACTGAAAATGGCATGGATGCTGCCATTAGAAATATCTCCTATCATCTGTCATATACTTTGGCTGTGGATTAATTAAATTACTTTTCATATGACGTAAAGCTTTTCTATAATCATCTAATGCCATAGCAGCTTGTTGTATATTTTCTTTGAACTGATGTACATAATATCTAGTTCGAGCTGTTAATACATTGCTATATTGTTCTGGCATTGGTATAGTATCATTATATGCTGATAAAGCTGTTGGTTTTTCAAAGGCATAAAAATGCACATTATAAACTTTATCAGGCATAGGACTTAATCCAAACTTTCTATGGTCTGGACTTTTATATACATATCTAGGTTCACCATAAGATTGTGTACCC